AAGAGAGAAAAGCCTTGGGGTGTTGCTCTAGGTTGGGACAATGATGGTAATGTAGGTTACGCAACAGGTACAATTAACTTAATGGGTTATGCAGACTTATCATATATGACAGTACAAGGTCCTGAAGAAACAAATAAAGGCGACCAGCAAGGTTGGTCATTAGGTGGTTCTTTACATAGATTTGGTGTACCAATGTTATGGGGTGTTGAGAAATGGGACGACAAGAATACAGGCTTAGCATCTAAAGATAGATACGATTATGGCGTAATGTACAATTTAAATCTTCAGACATATGTAACAGCACATAGAACAGAAAATGATGACTTAGGTTATACAGGTAATTTTTATGGTGTCGTACATAACATATATGCTAACTATGATGAAAATAAACGACCTGACAAACAAGATGGTTTAGAATTAGGCCTATATTTGCACGATAAAGAGCAAACTAGCGTATATACAGGCGCATTTACAGACCACGGACAACAGATTTTAGCTTCTATTAGATATAAATTCTAATATTAGTTTTAATCGTTTTTCTTCTCTTATAAATATTGTAAAAGGGAATATAAGTTTATGGCCATACCAGCAACTAGAGAAACATTAAAACAGTATTGTTTACGAAGTCTTGGAAAACCAGTCATTGAGATTAATGTTGATGATGACCAGTTAGAAGACAGAATAGACGAGGCTGTACAGTATTTTCAACAATACCACTATGATGGTATTAAGAGAACTTATCTAAAATATAAGTTGACAGCCGCTGATAAAGCAAGGTTGTCAGCTACTAATCCAGCTAGTGAAACTGCCACCAAAGATGGTGTTTCAACTACTTGGTATGAAGATAACAACTATCTAGTTTGTCCCGAAACAGTAATTTCGGTTATAAACATTTTCCCTTTTTCAGACAAAGGTAGTATGAACTTATTTGATGTAAGATATCAATTAAGATTAAATGACCTATATGATTTCTCATCAACCTCAGTTATCAATTATGATATTGTTTTAAGACATTTAGATTTCTTAGACCATATTTTAGTTGGTGAAAAACCAATCAGATTTAATCAACACGATAACAGACTATACATTGATATGGACTGGACAAATGATTTGGCGACAGATGAATATATCGTAATTGAATGTTATCGTAAATTAGACCCAGCAACTTACACAGATGTTTGGAATGATATTTACCTAAAAAGATATACTACTGCCTTATTTAAAAAACAATGGGGTGCTAATTTATCTAAATTTGGTGGTGTACAGATGATTGGTGGTGTTACACTTAATGGTGTTGAAATCTACCAACAAGCAATGCAAGATGTTGAAAAATTAGAACAAGAGATAAGAAGCACTTTCGAATTAAATCCAGCAATGATGATAGGATAATGCCATGGCAGTTAATCACTATTTCCAGGCAGGCCGAGGCATTGGCAACGAGAACGAGAAAAGACTACACGAAAATATAATCATTGAAAGTCTAAAGATTTTCGGCCAAGATGTTTATTATATGCCTCGTACCCTTGTAAATAGGGACTTAATATTTGGTGAAGATACATCATCTAAGTTTGATGATAGTTATGCTATCGAAATGTATTTTGAAAGTAATGAAGGATTTGCTGGTGAACAAGAAATCATCAACAAGTTTGGTTTAGAAATTAGAGATGATACAACACTAGTTGTTTCTAAGAGAAGATTTGAAGAACATGTATCAAGTACAGCAAATCTAATTGCCTCTGGTAGACCAAACGAAGGCGACATTATCTATGTGCCTTTAATGAATTCCTTTTTTGAAATTTTATTTGTTGAAGACCAAGAGCCATTCTTTCAATTAGGTTCTTTACCGGTTTATAAACTTAAAGTTACTCGTTGGGAATACGCTTCTGAAAAACTTGATACAGGTAATGAAGTTATCGACCAATACGAAGATAAGAGAACACTTGATATATTACAACACAAAGTTTCTTTAGAAGTTGGTCAAGTTGCATTAGACGGAGATGGTTCAATTGTACTTGAAGATTACTTAGACTATGCTTCAGGTCAACCTGCTTTCTTAATGTTAGAAACATATACACCTGGCGCTACTAATATTCAGACACAATCGCCTTATGCAGATAACTTAGATTTAAATGCTGAGGCTGGTTATAACACTGTTTCATTAGCAGATGATATATTAGACTTCACAGAAAGAAACCCATTTGGAGAGGTTGACGAATAATGTTTGGTACTCATTTTTATAACGAAGGTATGAGAAAGTTGGTCGTTGCTTTCGGCCAAATCTTTAATAATATCTATGTACAAAATAAAGCTTCAGACGGAGCAATTACAAAAAGATTAAGAGTGCCTTTAGCTTATGCACCAAAAGAAAAGTTTTTAGTTAGACTAGACCAACAGGCTGACTTAGAGAGTAGAGAGTTTGCAATTGTTCTACCTCGTATGAGTTTTGAAATGACAGGTTTATCTTATGACCCTAATAGAAAATTAAATAAGATGAATAAAACTGTAAGAGTAAAAACAAATGAAGCAGATGGTAAGGTAATGAATTTTAATTATACACCTGTGCCATACAATATAGATTTTAGTTTAAATATTTTTACATCAACAGCTGAGAATGGTTTACAAATTGTAGAACAAATTTTACCATACTTTCAACCTGATTATACAGTTACAATTAAAGTTGTACCAGAATTAAATTTAGTAAGAGATGTACCAATTATTTTAAATACAGTTAGTTATGAAGATAGTTATAACGGTGATTTTACTAGAAGAAGAGCAGTAATCTATACATTAAACTTTACTGCTAAAACATACTTGTATGGTCCAATGAGTAATCAAGCAGTTATTAAATCTACACAAGCAGATTTATATGCTGATGTTGATAAACCACCTACTACAAGAGAAGAAAGAATTGTTGTAACTCCTAATCCAGTTAGTGCTGATGCAGATGATGATTTTGGATTTACTACTACAGTTACTTTCTTCACAGATAGTAAAACATATAATCCAGTGAGTGATACAGATGAGTAAATTAGAGGATAGTGTAAACGAAATTTTAGGTTTAGAAAAAAAGGAAAGCACATCAATATCTGTTTCAGATTTTGAACAACCAGCTCCTGTTCCTAGAAAAGTAGATGAAAGTAAAACAGATGTTGATAATGATTACGATTACAGTAGAGAAAACTATTATAATCTAATTGAGAAAGGCCAACAAGCAATTGAAGGCATACTTGATATTGCAAAAGAAGGACAACATCCTAGAGCATATGAAGTTGCAGGACAATTAATTGGTCAAGTTGCACAAGTAACAGATAAGTTACAAGACTTACAAAAGAAACTAAAAGATTTAAAAGAAGTAACAAAGAAATCTGATACAAAAATACAGAATGCTTTGTTCGTAGGTTCTACAGCAGAATTACAGAAAATGTTACAGGCGAAAAAAGATGAAACTATTGAAGGCACAGTTACAGAATCCGAAGAAAATAATTCTGGAGATAAGTAACCTACAATATATTAAAACAATGACACCTTTACAGGAGTTATTGGACGGTGAAGAGTTACAAAATCCTATTGAGGTTTTAAAACATCATATCTCTCCAACTCCTCGTTATGGTGCAGGAGGAGTACCTTACAAAGAAAAAGAATTTAGTGTGTTTAGAGGCAGTCAAAGAGTACAGGCCGCTATTCAATTAGGTTATACACATATAGAAGGTATTATAATTAATGAATGATGCATACTTAGGTAACCCCAATTTAAAAAAGGTTAATACACCACAAGAATATACTGCCGAGCAAATCTTGGAGTATCAAAAATGTGCTGAAGACCCTATTTACTTTATGACTAAGTATATTCGTATTGTGTCACTTGACCACGGTCTTGTGCCATTTAAGATGTATGACTTTCAAAAACATATTGTAAGAACCATACACGATAACAGATTTACCATTTGTAAACTACCGAGGCAGTCAGGAAAGTCAACAACGACTATTTCTTACTTATTACATTTTGCGCTTTTTAATCCTAATTCTAATATTGCTATACTTGCAAACAAATCATCTACGGCTCGTGACATCCTCGGAAGATTGCAACTCGCATACGAAAATCTTCCTAAGTGGTTGCAACAAGGAGTAATTAACTGGAACAAAGGTAACATTGAATTAGAAAACAAATCAACCATTGTTGCGGCTGCTACTTCTTCAAGTGCAATTCGAGGTGGTTCATTTAATATTATTTTCTTAGATGAGTTTGCTTTCGTACCAGCTAATATTGCTGAGATGTTTTTCAGCTCAGTGTATCCTACAATTTCATCTGGACAAAAAACAAAGATGATTATTGTATCTACACCATACGGTATGAACCAGTTTTATAAACTGTGGGTTGATGCTGAGAATAAACGAAACGATTATATACCAATTGAAGTACATTGGTCTGAGGTACCAGGAAGAGATGAAGCCTGGAAAGAAGCGACAATTCGTAACACCTCACCTGAGCAATTTCAACAAGAGTTTGAGTGTGAGTTTTTAGGTTCTGTTAATACACTTATCAGTCCTGCTAAAATTAAAAATATGGCGTTCTTAAAACCTCTTCAATCAAATGCAGGTTTAGATGTCTATGAAAACCCAATTAAAGGTCACACATATGTTTGTACAGTTGATGTGGCTCGTGGTGTTACTAAAGACTATTCAGCATTTGTTGTATTAGATGTTACAAAAATGCCTTACAAGATTGTTGCAAAGTTTAGAGATAATGAAATTAAACCATTGTTATTTCCACATACAATTGAAAAAGTATGTAACGCATATAACCACGCTCATGTATTAGTAGAAACAAATGACTTAGGTCAACAAGTAGCAGAAGCATTACAGTTTGAATTAGAATATGACAATCTATTAATGACTACACAAAGAGGTAGAGCAGGCCAAATATTAGGTGCTGGATACAGTGGTAGAGGTTCAGGCTTTGGTGTTAAGATGACCAAACAGATTAAGAAGATTGGTTGTTCTAATATCAAATCGTTAGTAGAAGGCGATAAAATTATAATTAATGATTTTAATATCGTTGAAGAGATGAGTACCTTTGTTAGAAGAGGCCAAAGTTGGCAGGCTGATGAGGGTAATACAGACGATTTAATGATGTGTTTAGTTATATTTGGTTGGTTATCTAATCAACCTTATTTCAAAGAGATGACGGACACCAATGCTCGTCAACAATTATATGAAGAACAAGCCAATTTGATTGAACAGGATATGGCGCCTTTTGGTTTCGTAGATGATGGTTTAGATGATACACGACCAGAAATAGATGAATATGGTACAGTATGGCACCCCGTTACCTATCGTAAAGGGTAGTCAAAACCATAAGTATTATAAATATCAATAAGTAAGAATTGATTTTGACTATGGGCGTATGAATAATACGACATTTGGATTTATAAAAAGTGTACAATATGAAAAATTGTTTAATTAGCTAATTAAAGGAGAAACCTAAATGGCATTTCAAGTATCACCGGGTGTTCTCGTACAGGAAAAAGACTTAACTAGAATAATTCCTGCCGTATCTACATCTATAGGCGCTTTCGCTGGCGAATTCAGAAAAGGACCTATTAATGAGATTACGACAGTTTCTAGTGAGCAAGAATTAGTAAGTGTATTTGGTAAACCAGATGCAAGCAACTATGAGGATTTTTTCTCAGCTGCTAACTTCCTAGCATATTCTAACGCTCTTAGAGTTGTCCGAGTACAGAATTCATCTGTATCAAATGCTACCGAAAGCGGTAGTACATTTGTTATCAAAAACTTGACCGACTATGTTGACAACTATGCTAATGGTTCTGCTTCAGTTGGATTATGGGCTGCTAAGACGGCAGGTGTGTGGGGAAATAACTTAAAAATTTCTACATGTCCTTCATCTTCAGTTTATTCTTCAGCGGGCATTACTGTTAATGACGCAGCTACGGCTGTTGGCGACACAGTGGTTACAGTTGATGATGGCACAAGCATTAACGCTGGTGACATTATTAATTTTGGTGACAACTACAATTATAAAGTAATATCTAAATCAACAAATGATATTACAATTAGAAGAAAAGACGAGCCTGAGTATTACACTGCTTCAGATTCCTCTGGTTTATTTGCAGCCCTAATAAACGGCGCTACAGTAACTAGATATTGGGAATTTTATGATTTAGTGGATAAAGCTCCAGGTACTTCACCTTATGCAACTTCAAAAGGTGGTTCAGCAGATGAACTACACATTGTTGTTGTTGACGAAGATGGTGGAATTACCGGTAACAAAGGTGATGTTTTAGAAGTGTTTGCTGCTGTATCAAAAGCTTCAGACGCTAAAACACCACAAGGCGACACAAACTATTACCCTACTGTAATTCAGAATAAATCTAATTACATTTATTGGATGGACCACAATTCATCTGGTACTAACTGGGGTAACGCAGCTGCTGGCACACCATTTACGAATGTTACAGCAGTAAGTAATGTGTCACTTCAAGCAGGCGCAGACGGTTCAGCCGCAACTACAGGTCAGAAGCTAACTGCTTATGAGTATTTTTCAGATGCTGAAACAGTTGATGTTGGTCTTATCATTGCTGGTAAGTGTGACGCAACTCATGTTGATAACTTAATTACAATCGCAGAAAACAGAAAAGATGCAATCGTATTTGCTTCTCCTGAAAGAAGTGATGTAGTTGGTGTATCAAGTGCAGCTACTCAAACGACAAATGTAGTCGGATTCTTCAATGGTATCCGTTCTTCTTCATATGCTGTATTCGATAGTGGATACAAATATATGTACGATAGATATAATGACACATACAGATTTGTGCCATTAAACGGTGACATTGCAGGCCTAGCAGCTAGAACTGACTTAATCGCAGACGCTTGGTACTCACCAGCAGGTTTAAACCGAGGTGTAGTAAGAGGCGCAGTTAAGATGGCTTACAATCCAAGTAAAACACAAAGAGATGACTTGTACAGAGCAAGAGTAAATCCTGTTGCTACTTTCCCAGGTCAAGGAACTGTATTATTTGGTGACAAGACTGGATTAACAGCACCTTCAGCGTTTGACAGAATAAATGTTAGAAGACTGTTTATCGTTTTAGAGAAGGCAATTGCGACTGCTTCTAAATTCCAACTTTTTGAATTCAATGATGAATTTACAAGAGCGAACTTTAGAAACATTGTAGAGCCTTTCTTACGAGAAGTACAAGGTCGAAGAGGTATCACAGACTTTTTAGTAGTGTGTGATGAAACAAACAACACAGGCGAAGTAATTGACCGTAATGAGTTTATAGCAGAAATCTTTGTGAAACCTGCTAGAAGCATTAACTTCATTACACTTCAATTTATCGCAACTAGAACTGGCGTCAGCTTTGACGAAGTAGCTGGTGGTTAATAAAGGAGAAATAAAAAATGCCAAACATTAACGACTTTAAAGCTAAACTTGCAGGCGGCGGCGCTAGAGCCAATCAGTTTAAGGTAACAATGCCTTTTCCTGGTTACGCACAAGTTGGCGGAGAAATTGAAGACTTAGCATTCTTATGTAGAGCAACATCATTACCAGGTATGACTGTACCTAGTTTTAATGTACCTTTTAGAGGTCGTTCTATTAAGATTGCTGGTGACAGAACAATCGAAGATTGGTCAATTACGGTACTGAACGATACAGATTTCAAACTAAGAAATGCGTTTGAAAGATGGTCGAATGGTATCAACAACATGACTGATAACGAAGGATTAACAAATCCTGCTGATTATCAAGTTGATGCGTTTGTTGACCAGTTGGATAGGAACGGTGCAACTATTAAGTCATACACTTTAAGAGGTGTATTTCCTACTACAATTGCTCCGATTGAATTGACATATGACGAAGCAACAGCGATTGAAGAATTTTCTGTTACTTTTGCATACCAATACTTTGAAACAAATACTACTACCTAAAAAGTAGATAAATAGTATTACACAAAGTAATAAAAAGGAAACTTAATTATGGCTGAACTATTTGGATTTTCTATCACAAGGGTAAAACCTACTCAGGATCCAAGACAAAGCTTCACAGCACCACAGGCGGATGATGGTACACAAACCATCGCCGCCGGTGGTTATTTTGGTCAGTACCTTGATATGGAAGGTACTGCTAAAACTGAGGCAGATTTAATCCGAAGATATAGAGAAATCGCATTACATCCAGAATGTGACATGGCAATTGAGGACATTATCAACGAAGCTGTTGTTGCTAATGAACTTAAAGATGCTGTGAAACTAAATCTGGAGAACTTACCCTATGGTAAGGAAGTAAGAAGAAAAATTGAAGATGAGTTTAAAGAAGTATTAAGACTTTTAAATTTTAATACTAGAGGACACGATATCTTTAGAAGATGGTATGTTGACGGTAGAGTTTATTATCATAAGATTATTGATAGAAATTCACCAGTTAAAGGTATCACTGAACTAAGATATATTGACCCTCGTAAAATCAAAAAGATTAGAGAACTAAGAAAAAGAAGACCAGACGGCACAGTTGCACCAGTAGGTGCAGGTATGGCTGATGAGTGGGAAGAATATTTCCTTTTCAATGAAAAAGGAGTTACAAACTCAACTACATCTGGTATTAAGATTGCTACAGACGCAATCGCATTTACACCATCAGGATTGATTGACCAAAATAAAAATATGGTCTTGTCTTATTTACATAAGGCAATTAAACCTGTCAATCAGTTAAGAATGATTGAAGATGCTACAGTAATTTACAGAATTGCTAGAGCACCTGAAAGAAGAATTTTTAAGATTGATGTAGGTAATTTACCTAAAGTTAAGGCTGAACAATACCTTAGAGATGTTATGGCCAAGTATCGTAACAAATTAGTTTATGATGCAAACACTGGTGAGATTAGAGATGACAGAAACTATATGTCTATGCTTGAGGACTTTTGGTTACCAAGTAGAGAAGGTGGTAGAGGTACTGACATTACAACATTACCTGGCGGTCAAAACTTAGGTGAGATTGCAGACATTGAATACTTTAGAGCAAAACTTTATCGTTCTCTAAATGTACCAGTAAGTAGATTAGAAGGTTCACAAGGTTTCAATCTTGGCCGTTCTACTGAAATTACAAGAGATGAATTAAAGTTTACTAAATTCGTTCAAAGATTAAGAAAGAAATTTACTGAATTATTTAATGACATTTTAAGAACACAACTAGTCTTAAAAAGAATTATCAGTGATGATGATTGGCATACAGTTAGAGATACTTTAATGTATGACTTCTTACAAGACGGACATTTTGCAGAATTAAAAGAAAGTGAAATGTTACTTGAAAGAATTAGAATTGCGGATTCAATGAGAGATTATGTTGGTAAATATTATTCAGTAGAGTATATTAGAAAAAATGTGTTGAAACAATCTCAAAGAGATATTGAAGAAATTGACACACAAATTAAGAAAGAAGTTGAAGATGGTATCATTGCAGCTCCAAGTGATGAACCAGGTTCAATGTAATTAGGAGAAAATAATGAGTGAACATGTACAAAAATTTGTTGATGATTTGGCAAATGGTAAAAACGCAGATGCAGGCGAAGCTTTTAAAGATGCATTAAGAGATAAAGTGGCATCTGGTTTAGATGCAGCTAGAGTTGATATTGCAAAAAATATATTCAATGGAACAGATGCATCAAACTTTAGTGATGCGAAACCGGCAGTTGCGGATCCTTCACCAAGAACGGACCAAATTATGGACACAGACGGTAACGAAATTGAGTTTACACCGAATACAAATCCACAGCCAGAGGCTGAGGCACCTGAGGCACCAGTAGAGGTAACTGCTGATGAAACTCAGTAATTTAATGTCAACACCAATTGACACTAAAACTTTTAATGAATTACCACCTTTACATAAAGAGGTGGTTGCTGACTTCTTTAAAGTATTAGATAAAGAAGAAGGCAATATGGTAGATAAGGTCGAAACAGCTATTGATATTGTTGCAGACCACCATAATGTAAAAACAGATGTGTTGTACAACTACATTGATAACGAAGTTGACGCACAATTAGGAGTAAAGTAAAAAGATGGCATGGGTAACTGTACCAGGTTCAGACGGAGTTTGGGAGTATGATAACGCAGCTACAATATCGGACACATATCCGGATTCAGCTGATGGTGCAAACTCAACTATTGCTGGTGGTATAAGAACATATACACATCCAGTTGATAGTCGTACAGTACAAGTTTATATTAAAACTAGAAAAGCTGGTGAAACTACTGAGCGTGGTGAACTTTCTAAAACTTTTTACGACAGTACCTCAGGACATATAGGATAGGATTTTAAATGGCAGATATTGTAACATCACAAACAGTAGTAGATACAACAGGCGTTAAGTATGTTGTTAAGATGACTAATTTCTCAGACGGCACAGGCGAGTCCTTAGTCACTAAAGTTGACGCTTCGGCAACAACTTTTATGACCGAAGACGGTAATAGAAAGATTAGTAAGATATGGTATTCTGTCAATACAACTAATAATAAATCAGCAGTTGAGTTATTGTGGGGAGGAACTACAAACGCAACCGCTATGTTATTATCAGGTAATGGTTATTGGGACTTTAGGGACGCTGGTAATGAGATACCAAATAATGCGTCAACACCTACAGGAGATGTACTATTATCAACTAGAAACTTTGCAAACGGCGACAATTACACAATAATTGTAGAGTTTAGGTAATAAGTTGTATAAATATTAGGTACTAAAAGTAAAGAGAGAGAAACATGAAGTTAATTTCTGAAGAAATTTCAAATGCAGAATATCTTGTAGAAGAGAATAACGGCAAAAAAGAATACAAGATTAGAGGCATCTTCTTGCAATCGGACATTAAGAATAGAAATGGCCGTATCTACGAGTATAATGTATTAGATAAAGAAGTTAAACGATACAATAGAGAATTTATCCAAAAGAATAGAGCATTTGGTGAGTTAGGACATCCTGACGGACCGACTGTTAATTTGGAAAGAGTTTCGCACATGATTAAGTCACTTACTCCAGACGGTAAGAACTTTATCGGTGAAGCGAAAATCATGGACACACCATACGGTAAGATTGTAAAAGGTCTTATTGATGAAGGCGCTCAGTTAGGCGTATCTAGTCGTGGTATGGGTTCCTTGATACAAAAGAATGGCGCAAACTATGTAAAAGATGACTTTTACTTGGCTACCGCCGCTGATATTGTTGCAGACCCTAGCGCCCCAGATGCTTTCGTAGAAGGTATTATGGAAGCAAAAGAGTGGGTATGGGACAATGGAGTGTTAATTGAAAAGGATATCGAAGCTTGGAAGAATGAAATAGAAGCTGCAAAACGAAATGCAATAGCGGAAGCTAAAGTACGAGTGTTTACTGATTTTCTTAGAAAACTTTAAAGTTATAAATATCAATAAGAAAGAAAAATTAATTAATTTTTTTAAAAATACAAAGGGAGATTTCTCAATGGCCGATACAGAAGCTAAAAAATTAGAGGCGTTAGAAGCAGAAGCCGTGGCGGAAGCTACAGGTGCAGATGCTCCTAAAAAGAATGCTGTAGCGGCTGAGCCAACTCACCTGTCAAATGAGGCAGAAGATTTAGGTCCAGCTGTGGTAAAACCAACAGACAGCAATCCTGACGCAACTAAAAAAACTAGTAAAGTTTCTGACAAAATTAGCGCTACTGCTGACAAGGGTGGAACTCCGGATACAGCTGGCAAACCAGATACAGATGCCGGTGTAACTAAGATTTCACATCCAGGTCAAAGTGCTAAAGTTGAAGAAACTGAAAAGTCAGATGAAGAAGTTGTTAACGAAGGCGAAATGCCAGACGGTCTAAAAAAATATTTAGACAAAAAGGCAGATAAGAAAGACGACAAAGAGGAAGGTTACGGAATGAAAACCGCTTCAAAACATATGAAGAAGGAAGAAATTGATGTAACTGAACATGTTGACGCTCTTATTGCTGGAGAAGCAGATTTATCTGAAGAGTTTAAACAGAAAGCGACAGTAGTATTTGAAGCTGCTATTAAATCAAAAGTAGCAGAAATTGAAGAATACTTAGAAGCTGACTATAACAAAAAATTCGAAGAAGAGACCGCTAAATCTAAAGCAGAACTCGTTGAAAAAGTTGATTCCTACTTGAACTATGTAGTTGAAGAATGGATGAAAGAAAACGAACTCGCATTAGAAAGAGGTATCAAAGGCGAAATCGCTGAGGACTTTATCTCAGGTTTGAAAAAACTTTTCGAGGACCATTATATTGATGTTCCAGATGAAAAGTATGATGTCTTAGAAGACCAAGCATCTAAAATTGAAAACTTAGAGAAGAAGCTTAACGAAACAATCGAAAAGAATGTTGACCTTAAAAAACAAAATTCAATTTTCGAAGCAAAGCAAATCATTGCTCAAGCAGCTTATGATTTAGCAGACACTTCAAAAGAGAAGTTTTTTAAGTTAACTGAAGAGATTGAATACTCAGACGCTGAGGATTTCAAAGCTAAAGTAGCTACTATTAAGGAAAGTTATTTTGGTAAGAAAGCTAATGTGACTGAGCAGCTAGATGATGTGGCGGCAGGTTCGTCAACAGATAATATCGTTGACTTATCAAATGCAATGGCTGCTTATACTGCTGCTATTAGTAAAACTAAAGACATGAAATTGTCTATTAAGTAATAACATAGGGAGAAAAATACATGTATCTTTCAGAAACACATGAAAAGAAATGGCAGCCTGTCTTAGAACATCCTGATTTACCAGAAATCAAGGATTCTTACAGACGAGCCGTTACATCTGTTATCTTGGAAAACCAAGAGAGAGCTCTAGCTGAAGACAGAGCTTATATGACAGAAGCTGCTCCTACAAATGCGACAGGTTCATCTGTAGCGAATTGGGATCCAATCCTAATTTCGTTAGTAAGAAGAGCTATGCCGAATTTGATTGCATACGATATCGCTGGCGTTCAGCCAATGACTGGTCCAACT